ACCAAGCGCGACGAGCGATTTTCCTGGAGCACTCTCTGGGTCACATATTCTGGAGCGCTCTCTGGGTCGCATATCCTGGAGCGCTCTCTGGGTCGCATATCCTGGAGCATGGAATCCTGGAGTCCTTATACCCCAATAGTCCCAAAGTTCGGAAAATTTTTAGTCCCGCTGGGGTCCCTGGTCTTTAGTTGTTCGCAAGATCTCGCTGGGGTTCGATACGCCCTACAAGTCAGAAGGATCTAAGTCCGATGTCCGTAGCACCTAGTCTTCTTGGTCTGCGAAAACTCAACGAAATCCTTATTTCCTTTTTGGATATTACACGTTGGACAGAGAATTTGGATGTTGCTGTCGACGTTTTCACCGCCTTTGGATACTGACACGATGTGGTCGACGTGATAACCTAGTCGCAGGTCCTTATTGCAAACAATACAGGTCCACTTTTGAGATTCAAGCAGCTTAGAGATTATCCCTATAGATAGTTGTCCGGTCATTCCGCGCTTCTTCGCGGTTACGTTTCGAGCTATTTCCGGGTTTTTCTTGTGGTGCTCACGACTATAGTCTGAATCGTAGCTAGGGTTGGCCTTGCGCCACGCCCGTCGAGCCTCCGCTTTGCGTGTCTTTTGAGCCTCCCTCTTGACTTCTGTTAATGCATAGTTTAAAGGTACACGGTAATCCCTCGTGTTAAATCCATAACAGGCCGTGTTGGTCGTCGCGGGGATTTGTTCAGGCATGAAAATGCTCCGGGTGTTGTTGAGAATTGACGTTGTACCTGTGGGAAAACCCCTTCAAGGATTACCTGAAGGGGTTTAAGGGTGGGATCAGCACCCTGGTACAACACCGGGTATATTATACAAGGTCCGATCCCACTAGGGAGCCCTAATTCAGGGATCCTTGATAATGGCGTGGCTCCTTGATCCTGGCCTGGGCCCTAAACTCTAATCATGGATCCTTGATATTGGCGCGGCTCCAAACTCTAATCATGGATCCTTGAAAATAAGTTTGCCTCTGGGAGTCCACATACCCCAGCTGTTCACAAGACTTGAGACAGGATCAGCCGCGCGGGCGAAGATCGTCGTGCGACGCACTTTGATCCCAAGTAGAGCGCTCTGAATGCGCTCTGAACGAATTAAAATTAAAGGTCGTAGGCTTACTTAGGTACTGCTCTTACGACTCATTCTGTGCATGCCGGAGCGCTCTGAAAGTACACCTTTGAGCTAAGTTCTAATTGAATTTTTTTTAAAAATAAAAAAAGGCTACCGAAGTAGCCCCTTTTACCCACCAGAAAAGATTTACGCGAGAAGCGCGTCGGCCGTCGCACCAGCATCTTCAACCACCGCGTCTTCGGCCTTCTTGCTCTTGCGTGGTTTGCGACGGTTACCACCACCAGCGTCAACCACAGGTTCGCCTTCTTTGGTCACAGTAGGTTGTGCGCGAGCGGCGGTGCGAGCGGCTGCGAACGCTGCGGCATCAGCTTCTTCAGCTTCAGGCGTGTTTTCCAGTTCGGTGATGATGGCGTCCACAGAACCAGTGCTGAACTTGGGGTGACGTTGCAACCAAGCCACACCTTCTTCCTTCATGGCAGCCGTGGGCTTGAAGTCTGCGGTCACATAGGCGAAGTTGCGATTTTTCTTGATGTCATCGATCTTGCCCACAGTAGTGCCGTACATATCAGCCAAGGCCTTCGTGGCGTCGCCCTTGTTATTGCCGAAGCGGATCTGAGCAACGACGGCCACAGGCATACGGCCGTTGATGATTGCGGTGTTAATTTTCTTCTCGACGGCGGCTTCAGCGGCGGTAGAGGTTTGAACTTCTTCTGTCATGGTAAACTCCTGTAAATGATTAGCAACTCAACATTTGATTTGCTTGGTGCAATTATATAGCGCTTATTTTAGCTTTATCAACCCTAATCAGGGATTCGTGATTCTAATACAGTGGTCGCCCTTTTAACAGGCCCGTATGCTTTGACGGCCCTTTTGATGGCCCATATGCACGTCGCACGACGCTCCGGATGCGCTCTGAATAAGTTCAAAAGGAGGGTCGTAGGCTTACTTAGGTATGTACTAACAGAGAGCTTCTGCGTATGCTGGAGCGCTCTGAAAGTAGCAATTGGGATCAGTCGAACATTGTAGAACTAGTATTTGGAAGTCTTTTATCCGCGGCTACAGACACGTACGACTGATCATCTTCGCACCCAGGCTGAAGCATGTACTTTTCGAAAGTAATCAAATGAGCCTCTGGTATATCGCTATTAGCTATAACAAATCGGCGCATGGCCGGGTATCGTAATTCGAAGCCTTTGAACAGGAGGGCCTCTTCGTGTATGAAGTCCTTGAAGCGCTCATAGTAGGCCGCGGGTATCGAAGCCCCTCGCCACTCGTAAGTATCTGTAAGGAATGATCTAGACCATTTAGGCAACACAGATGTGTCCATATCTTTGAGTCCAGACTTCTTCATAAGGATCCCATACATCTCATCAATAGGGATTGGGAACGTGGCATTCTTTGAGATCTTGCGATAATGATTGTAATGGTTATTACACACCCTCGCTCGCATCTTCGGAATGTCAGCAGGGGCGAAGTGCATCAACTCGAGGGGCGGGTAATAAATACTGCTCGGGGCAGGTTGATGACAGAAGATACAAGACTTTGTATCATCGCACGGGTGCATCGTGAATACTCCGTTTGGAAAGGTGCTGTCGTACCAGACGTATTCACTAATCTTACCATTTGTAGGCCGCATATAAACTCCTCATTAAAAAATTCATTATATATTAAAACTAAACCGGGCTATAATACATTATCATGGCCCCATGCTTTTCCATGAATGCTATTCTAACATTTGAAAACCGGTCCTATTAAAATCATCCGGTACTGTAAATGGCAATCTTATAATTATGTTTATATGTAATTGCCATTAACATAACCATTCATATTCTTCTTTCTCTAATCAAAATCTTAATATAGTATAGAATATAGTAAAGCCTAAATAACTAATAAAAACAACAACTTACGAATCTCACTGCCACCGAGGTTGCACTTTTTGTATATTTCGAAGCATGGGTCGATGGGCCTGGGTTTTGAGTCACAATAACCTCTCCATCCTTTATACCACAGAAACCATAAACCTAGCCTGGCAAGGGTTTAATCCAGGGAACTATAAATATAGTTCGTCCTGGATTAAAGCCATGGCCTGGATGCGCTCTGGAGCGCTCTGGAGCGCTCTGAAGAGTCTATAAACACAGTACTTTTAACTAGTATTCGGTAAAAAACAGAACTGGACGGGTTCTACATACCTACTTTACCTACTTTAGACTTCCCTCGGTCTTGGACCTTTGCGCCGGAGTGCTAGCCCGACCTAAAATCCAATGTATAATTGGCTCTGCACGGTACGTTCAATAGACATAAACTTCAGCGCAAATTATGGCCCCCATAAAACCTAACATCCTCATTTTAATAGCCCGACTCTTCTGTGTCCCAATAAAGCGACCGGGTTTAGACCTGACAAGCCTCGATGCTGTGGGATCGCTATTCACAATAGATCTTATACTTAAGGATTTCGTGGAGTATGTGACTAGTTCTGACGCGTTCCATGAAGGATCCTCTTGGAATCCAGGCCAGGTTAATTACAGAGAATTAGGCCGTCGCCGCCTCGACTTCCATTTACCTGTATCATTGCGGGAATTTCAGAGTGACCTATGTATCTTCGCAGATACTTTACCGACCCGATTAAATCTCTTACGCCCCGTAGATGCTAGTCACTTTGATTCAAAAGGGCGCCGTCGGGCGGTGTTCCTGGCTGGGGGTACCCCTGAAGGAGTTCATGTCGTGACGGAGGGTGGGAGATGGCTTCGCTCATGTGGCTACGACAACTTACGCGACCTCTTCCATAGGACTAAAAACGAGACCGTAGAGTGGCTGTCTCTCGTGCACTCCTTGGGGATACCTACGAAGGCTTTATCTTCTGACGAGATGTGTTTTCTGATAGAGATAATCGGCGACGGGCCTTGGGTTAAAGCGATAACAGTCCGAGTCGACACATCGTTTTGGCCAGGCCAGGGTCCAAGATAATAAATAATTCTGCAGGCGCCCTTATGTAGTATAATGTACCTTGGCGATGTGCTAGAGTACTGATCCGGCCGGATCTTGCTCTTAAGCCCCTAGGTTTCCCTAGGGGCTTTCCTACAAAGGCACTTAGTCAATCATCCACATCGCCCTCCGGGGCCTAGAAAGGCCTTATGACCGAACCCATCCCCTTGACCCCTCGTCAGCAGTATCAGCAGTATCAGCGCGCGTATTACGCTGCGAACAAAGAAAAAAGGCGCGCGTATCGTGAAGCTAACAAAGATAAAATGCGCGCATGGAAGGCCGCGAATAAGCAATACGAAGCAGGGAAGCAGCGCGAATGGTGTGAAGAAAATCCTGAATATAAGCGAAACGCCAAAGCAAAACGTCTAGCCGCGCCAGGCGAAATAACGCCTGGCTGGATCCATAAACTCCTTGAACTCCAGCGATGGACCTGTATCGTCTGTAACAAAGATCTTCGCTATGGTTATCACATAGACCATATCCAGCCAATAGCTAGAGGTGGCGAAAATACCGACTACAATCTGCAGGCTCTGTGTCCAAAATGCAACCTCGAAAAACACGATAAAGACCCTATCGACTTTATGCAATCTCGCGGATTCTTATTGTAAACAACGCGAATATAAAACGCACGTCGCGCGTGGGTATGCGCGTATACCACATACGACAGTCCCTAGGTTGACCTAATTCATGGGGCCCTGATCTAGGGTCCTCAAGGGGATCCCCAAGGGTTTAGCCAGGCTCTATATCATGAACGGGATCATAATGACAACATTATATTCATGGGCCATGATCGTGGGTGAAATACAGATAAAAAGCGCTGTAAAATTAATGCATCATCAACCAACTGGAGAAATTTATGGCTACATCGTTCAGAACGGCATTTACAGAAGCTGAGGAGGCGCCTCGCACCCTCAGTCAAGCGTTCAAGCGCGCGACGCTCATCGCGCAACCTAAAAACGTGCGACCCAGTATTAACCCTACAAAAGACGGAGCGTGTAATTGGGATAAACGTGTTAAGGCGGAATACAAGAAGTTCGGTCCTGGGTTAGGTGAATTGATTGACATGCGGGTTATTGCGTATCCTAAAGGCGCATTTAATGAGCACGTGCTTCACATGCAGTACGAGTACGGGCACGCTACTTACAATGGCGAGCGTCGCGTTGAGACGTTTGCATAGATCACAAATCGTTGAGTTAGGTCATTATACCGTCTAAAAAGGCGGTATAATTTAATCTTCCACAACAGGAGAAATGAAATGCGACTTAAAGTATATGATGAAAATGGGCGCCACGTGAGTGGCTGTGAAGTAGGCTCGTTGAGCTTGTCTATCGATGAGGTGCGAGATATTTACGCCAAGGGCTGTGGTCATATAGATGCTGAGTCTATGAGCAAGTGTGGGTTCCCAGTAGAGAGTTACACGTTCACAGCCGATCACTATGTGACTTATGGCTGCGGCTCGAATCTGAACAACTGTTTTTCCAAGGTCGAGGTGCCGTACGACGTCAGTCCAACAGACTTCGTGCAAGATCAGATCGGCCCAAAGTACGCCTTCATCTACAGCGAACGGACTTGGGAGCGTGATGGCGTAACTCAAGAGGTTAGTTACGGGCTTCGTCAGGTCCCTCTGCAACCTCAAGTTTTCAGGAGAATAACATGAACAATAACACAGAAGAAGTGCCTCGCGCTTCAGCCAAGCTGACGGAACACGAGTACCTCCTTGTTTCTGACAAGACCTCTGAGGTGCTTAAGTCTGACAGTGACTACATGGTAATCAAGAAGCTGGCCGGCATTATTCGCAAGGCCGGTGGCGAAGTCACGATTTTCAAGGCAATCAAAGGCTAATGATTAGGGCAACGTGCGACGCGAAAAGAGCTGTATAATAAACTCACGATCAACAACGGAGTATATCATGACACTAAACGAAATTCTGGCGAGGCACGTCGATCCTCGGAAACCTGAACACATGATGATTTACGAGGTCTGGCAAGATGGCGAGGTGACTCTCACTAAGGCCGGCGACATTTTCCGCTGCCGCAATATGCATTGCTGTGAGCCTGCAACAGGCGACGATGTGATCGACGTGAATCTCATGCCCGAGCGCCTTGGGAAGAACGGCTCGATCTGTGTCTTGACCCATGAGGACGCGATGATTATTCGCGACTGGATAACTGCGCAGCGGGAGAATCATCAGTGACCCGTATTAACTTAGTTGACCCAAGTACTCTGCACTCGAAGCACTTGCTTGCGGAGTACCGCGAGCTACCTCGTGTTTTCAAGCTTGTCGAAGCTGCTGAGAAGCGCGGGGTGCCAGTTTCTATCCCTTCTGAGTACGTCCTTGGCCCCGGTCATGTGACGTTCTTTTATAACAAACTTGGCTTTCTGGCTAGGCGCTTTGAGCTCCTTGTTAAGGAGTGCCAAAAGCGGGGTTTTAACATCACCTACACGACCGTACCTGTTGTCGACGCCAAGCTTTGCTGGTGGGATGATTATGTCCCTACACCGAAGGCCATCGCGCTCAATGGGGCTCGTATTAAAAATCGGATGCCAAAATGACTAAACCAGTAACCGGACTCGATGTGACAACGATGCCTCAAGAGTTCACTAATAAATACGATGTGACACTTAATGGGGAACGGCAACGTCTCTGTATCATTGCAGACGTAACTGAAGGATACGTCGTGAGATACACGACGGGGCTTTTTGGGAGGCCAGTCAGAGGGCGAGGGGGCGTCCTCAAGACACAGAAAGTTTATGGTGTTGTGACCATTACTGAGAAGACAAATGGCCGCTAAGATCTTCAGACTCCCTGCTAGCACCGAGTTCACCGCTGAACAAGCATTGAACGACGCGCTGAAAGATGACCTGTCAGATGTGCTCATTGTTGGGTACAATCAAGACGGATCCCTGTATATACGCTCTAGCAAGATGACTTGCGCGGAGGCTCTGTTTATGGCTAATAAAGCTATGAGGTGGGCGGAATCTGGAGGCCAGATATGAGAGCATCGAGCGTACCACCGAGCCCCATCAAGATGTCTATCACGCGAAGTCTTGTCAATATAGGGCCTATGGACTGCGGCGAGTTAGCTAGACTCATTGGCACTACACGTGCAGTGGTAGCCCAATATGTACGACATATGAGGGCTTCGGGCGAGGCGATAAGAGTCTCCGGCTGGGCGTACCCAGAGGGGGTAGGCAGGGCGGCCCCTATTTACGAGGCAAGTGACAAGCCAGATGTGCCGAAGCCACCGCGTCAGAGCGTGGCCGAGCAGAAGCGGAAACGGTACGCAAAGAATCGTGCCATCGTACGATTACAGCAGTCGGGGAAGAAGTCGGCACTTTATCGACTCAATAATATACTGGGGTTATAATGGGGATTGACTTATCGAAACGGACCGACGGATTATCCCATGTAGGCGTTCAGCAGTTCAAGGGGCAAGGGATCGTCAGATACTGTCTCTTGTGCGACGCACATCGCCCGCAGTTGGGAGGGAGACTTCGGAATATGATGGGTAGTAAACACTGGGTTTGTGGACAACATCAGGAGAAAACGAAATGAAACAGAAATTTTGGAGGGCTATTGAAGCTTACAGATCCTCAGGTGGTCGTGAGGAGCACTGGAGGAATCGCGACGCCCTCGACACTCTGATTGATGAGATTTTGGATAAGTCCGAAGCCTTAAAAGCTGCATACGATGTGTGGCAAGATAAGACGGAATGGGTTCAAGAGACTGCTACACCTAGAGAATTAGGAATGCATCGCGCGGATGCCCTCAAGGATCGTATCGCCCTTCTCAAGACTCGTTGCGATGACTTGGAGGCCGAGGCGCAACGACTATCAGACCACGCTACAGCTTTGCGAGAGATTGCGGGTCGTCGTGGTAAATCCGTAATGCCAGAGCTCGTTGAATTAGCCAACGAAAACGTCGCACTTCGTGCTAGGGTCTTGGAGCTTGAGAACATAAAGAGATTGGTTATGAGGTCGCATGCCGCGAAGGGGTATTATCACACTCAAATCGCAACCTGCGACCTGTATGATGCGTGTGGTCTTGCAAACACTAGGCCCTAACACCGATCACTAAATTAGGGCGTGAATACGACTAAAACGCGCAGTATAATTTAACTCTCAACAACCAAACTGGAGAAAATGAGATGGTTAAGTTTCCAATAGAAATGACGTTGGTCGGTGCATACGGACGCGAAGCTACCGTAGAAGACTGGAAGGCCGGTAAGGACTTCAAGATTTACAATGGTCCCTATTGCTCAATTCGCGACGTGAAACGTATGAAAGCCGACGGTTATACAGATGTCGCGCTAGTACGTCGCGATGGCACCGTCGTGGCGATGATCAACATCGATGAGGCGATTGCCTCGACTTACAAAACCCCTTCGCTATACTGATAGACCGTGGCCCTAATATAGGGCCCTCTTAACCTAAACTGGAGAATGATATGACAACGAAGACACTGAATGGCTTTGTGCATGCGCGGCATGACGCTTACAGCCCCGCCCATAGTGATTGGCAGATCGAAGGCTTTGAGCTCTCGGTGTGGAAATACGAAGACATGAAGTCCTGCGGCCTGTTCGTGATCGCACCTGCTACTATTACCTTCGAGTTGCCGGATAGCTGGGATCCTCGCAAGGCGATGGTCGAAGTTCTACGTAAGGAGCAGGAGAAGATTCGTACAGAGTACCTCGCTAGAGTGCAGCAACTCGAGGACGAGATCGGCAAGTACCTTGCGATCGGGAACTGACATGAAAATGCCCGCTATCAGTGACAAGCCGCTGAGTCTCGACTCTATCATAGCTGTAGGGTTTGGATCGGCCAACTGCACTAAAGATCGTGAATTCGTATATGATGAGCAGGACGCGGTGGATGAGAAGTACGCAACGTGTGCAGATATGGAGGCTCTTGCCGTAGCGGACCCCGACCATGACTGGCGCATATCCTATTACGCGCCTCTTTACGAGGCAGTGTATCAACGGCACGATGTCGGAGTTTGGAATCTGATTGTGAAAGGTAAGGGATTCGCATGAAAACAATCACAGCTATCGCGTTCATAGTTCTGGCTGTGATGTTCATTGCACCTGATGAAGAGGCCCCGCAAGGGGCTTTGACAAGAGAAGACCGGATACGAATCCTCTGCGGTGAGAACGCCGCCTGGGTTGAAACCGGGAAATCCGGCGAGATCCAGTGCTTCACCAAACGTGGTCACAAGACAATAAAGAAAATAGTTCCATGAAAAAGAAAAGCAAGTATAAACCAAAGCCAGTACGTCTGGACAACTTGGCCTGGATAACTAGCGGTATGTTGCCAGTGTCTGCGGCTAAAGAAGCTATGGTGAACTTAGGCATTAGGAATCATGGCGCTATGGAGTCGTTAGTCAAAGGTCAAGGCACGAGGTAACGTTACGTAGTGCGTTCATTACGGCTAGAGCCTTGGCGATGTTGGACCTTGGTAAAGAGTACAAGCCAGATCTTGACAAGGCCCAAGTGACTATAGCTGAGATGATAGCGCGAGGCGATTCTACAGGCCGATACCTGTTTAAAGGCCCGGAGATAGTGACTGTTAACTTGGGCCTGGAGATCCATGAGGCCCAGTTGGAAATTTGCACAATTGCCAAATTGGAAGAGGCTGTCAAGTTGGCATTGAACGTGGTTTCGAGATTAAAGTGAGCTGCTGATACATACACGCTGTATAATTATCACATCACCTTAACAACTGGAGTAAATCATGACAACGCAAATCGAAACAAAAATTGCAGGTATCCCTTGCATAGCCAAACTTGACCGCATGTTTGTGCAGAAACCCCTTGGTCCTAGCTGCGACAGTGACTATGATTGCTATGGATATACGGAGATCGAATTCACCGTGTGTGATCGTCGAGGCCGCCCAGCTCCCTGGCTTGAGCGCAAGATGACATACAAAGATCAGTCTCGTATTGAGAACGAGCTTGAGGTAGCCTTAGAAGACGACTACTGATCAGTTTAAAAAGCGAGTGCGTAGGCTAATACGTACTTGCTAGTCTGAAGCTGATCAGAGCGCATTTTGATAGCTTCAGAGTAGCAAATAATCAATACGAAAGGTGAATAAAAATGAGTTTATTAGGCAAAGTGCTTCGCACCACGGAAGACACTACGGTTACTGACGGCGAAATCGAGGCGAAGAAAGTGTACAGGCTGCATGAACGTGGTGTGAGTTATTCCACCATGAAGCGTAAAGTTGGGGCAACAAAGTGGACCTCATCGTCGACGAGCGAAGTACCTTTGCCTGCTCCACTGATGGCCATGGTAACCATGACCGGGGGTTAAAAATTGATGATTTTCATGTTATAATATAATAGCGTTGTGTTAGAGGATAAGCCGGCCAGCTGACCCCTCACTGAAAGGCCTCGAAATAATCAATTTCGAGGCCTCTTCTTTCGGAATACGACGCGTTTAACACAACGCTCGAAAGAGCGCATACTGAAAGAGCTCATGCCAGAACAAATCACCCAGTTGACCCCTCGTCAAATATACATGCGCGCGTATTGTGAGAAAAATAAAGAGAAATTGCGCGCGTATTACGAGGCCAATAAGACTCAGATAGCAGACTACCAGCGCGCATGGCACGAGGCCAATAAAGAGGCCCGCAAAGAGAAAAACCGCGACCATTACGAAGCCAATAAAACCTTAATAGCAGAGAAAAAACGTGCGTATCATCAGGCCAATAAAGAAAAGATACGCGCATGGAGCGCGAATAATAAAGAGCGTATAGTAGAAACGCGACGTGCATGGTTAAATGCAAACCCTGAAAAAGTTCAGAACGCCACGGCCCGACGAATACTCGTACCAGGCGCGATAACATCAGGCTGGATCCAGAAACTCTTAGAGTTACAGCGATGGACTTGCATAGTATGCCTAAAAGACCTTCGCTACGGGTATCACATAGATCACCTTTACCCCGTATCTAAAAGTGGCCTGAATACAGATTATAATCTGCAAGCTCTGTGTCCAAAATGCAACCTCGAGAAGAGCGACAAAGACCCTATAGACTACATGCAATCAAGAGGTTTCCTGCTATGACGCCAGAGATCGTAGTAGCGTTCGCCAAACGCTTCGCAGAATCAGGTTTTTATGTATTCCCCCTATACAGTTCCATCAAGGGATCCCTGAAGCCGTACGGATGGGCCCTGAACGTCACGTCAGGCGACGCCACGAAAGTCATCGCAGCGACGAACGATCCAGCCGAGGTTGATACCTGGCAAGAGCAAGTCGATGAGAAATACAATGGCGCCAAGGTGGTTTCCTACGGTGTCCTAGGTAAAAACATAATAATTTTTGACTTGGACTCCAAAGACCGCAAAAAAGGCCCTGAGCAATTCAAGATGCTCATGGATAAATTTAAAATCCCCGCACCTGCTTTAGTGACCAAATCGAAAACAGGCGGGTTTCATCTCTACTATGCAAAGCCCGACAAATTCAAAAAGACTCGTGTTAAGTCTGTAGCCAATATCTCCATAGCAGGTCAAAAATACGAAGGCGTCGATGTTCGTGGTGACGGGGGATTCGTTGTCGGCCCCCTCTCTGAAGGCGACGAAGAGACCTGGGAGCCTGGACGTTATCAGCTCATTAAGGGCCACGTAGGTATCAAACTTACAGAGATGCCCGCTGATATTCTGTCAAGCCTGGGTAGTACATCGTTCTCAGACCCGCTGGATAATCTTATAGGCTCTGCCAAGGAACCCGACGCGAACGACGATGTGATGGAGGTCCTTAAGCGTGGTGAAATCCCTAAGGTCTTACCACGAGGAGCTCGCAATCATGGCTTCTACATCTTTATAAATGCCCTTCGAAATAAGGGCTTCGCACCGGAGACCGTCAGGCAATTTGTCAAGCAGCTCATAGAGGTTACTGAGGATAAAGAAGACTTGCACGAATCAGTCAACATCGAAGAGATGCTGGCGCGGGTTTACAAGGTTGACACTAATAATCCTTACGACGTGGCTCGTGACTTGATCGAACGCGGTCTATATCGCGTGACGGGTCACGGCAGCAAGATCAAATATGTCTTGTTTGCCGATAACCCGTACTACTCGTCTATGGGTTTCCACGACGGGGCCGCGATGCGTCAGTTATTAGACCGATTTACACGGCTAATACCGCAAGCGAACGGCAAAGAACGAGCTGTAAACCCAGCTGAGCTGCTAGACAAGATTTTTGATCAGAGTCACGAAGTGGATATTTCAGGGTTCAAGCCTGGAGCCCCAGAGGTGTTTTATGCTAGCGACATGGGTGGCAAACGTTTTTTGAATGTCTGGAACGATCCGCGCAAACTGACAAACCCAGACGATTTGGATCCAGACGCATGGGATCAATTTTGTTTCGTCGTCTCCAGAATTTTTGGCCCTGAAGGGTCTCCAGAATATCAGTTTGGTTTGGATCTGCCGGCATGGCTAATACAAAAACCAGGAGTTAAACCAGTAGTAGTCCCATTCATACAGTCTGCGTTGCGAGGTGTGGGCAAGTCTTGCTACATGAACGCGCTGAGGCATGTTATGTGCACCACGAAAGACGGAACTAACCAAGCAAGGTCTGTACGATTAGAAGAGATTGGGGCGAGGTTCTTTAACCCTAATGGCGCTGCGCTTCTGATGCTGGACGAGGTGCAATTCGCGACTCACCGGAACATGAGACAAGAGGCCACAAGTTTTTGGAAGCACTTAAAGACTTTGATTACGGCGTCGGTTATCTCAGTGGAAATTAAAGGCGGTGGTACTTTCGAATTGCCAATTATGTCCGGGATGGTTATGGCCGGCAACAGCAACAACCACTTCCCTATCGAGGAGGCGGATCGCCGGATTTGGATTATCGACAACAACCCTCCGATTCTGGCTAAAGGCCTGGCAGATAAACTGTTCGACCTGGAAAATCCAGAAGTTAAACTAGCCACAAAACTCCGTACGGCTAATACAATACGGTATCACTTATCCCGTCACAAGATACATCATAATCTCGCGGAGATGCGGGCCCCCATGAACGACATCAAGCGTGAAATGTTCTTGACAGGGCTAACAGATCTTGAAGAATGGTTCATAACCCACTTTGAAAATACTGAGAATCTGGCTGCAAGGTCGGCCATAGTCACCAAAGAGATGGTCATTTATGCGTTGGAGACCAGCGAACGCATGATGAATTCTAGGTGGCGTGAGAACACAGAGGATGCGTTTCGCGAGCTCAGAAAGCGAGGCATGGTTAGTACAATCAAGGCAAAAGGCCAGCCGTCCCTGACTCGCCAATTGACCAACTTCCCCAATATCAATGCAAACGGCTTAGACTGTGTAGTCAAGGAACGAAGTGTAATATACACGTCCCGACAGCATGGCGAGTTCAACGAGCAAGACAACGACTTTGTTCGACAGTCCCTGAGGTCCAATCAGCTCTCGATAAATGAGTGGAGACAGGCGTCGATCAAAAATCGTGGCCAGAGGTTAGCTTCATGAATCATTGAATTAAGATCTAAATACGAGAGAATGACGCTGTATAATATAATCTTCGAAATACGAAAGAAAATATGCCTAGAAATTATTTCACTCTGGACATTGAGACCGCCGCGACCAATAAAGCGATGGAGCTTCATGCAGGGTTAGAGCCATGGCGGTTACGACAAGGAAACGGACGTATTACGTCCATCGCCATTTGTAGGCCTGATGGCTCTACATTCCAGATCGTCAATGACGGATCTAATTGGCTAGACAAAGTCAAGGCTCTTCTCACTGAATTGCAAGGCAAAATCGTATATGCTCACTATGCCGTATTCGATATCGCTTGGTTACTCGCACAACTGCAACCTGATCGCTGCGGCCCCATTCACCCACTTATGCGTGGGATACAGTGGCGTTGCTCGCAGCTTCTCTGCAAGTGGATATGCAACGGTCAACTAGCTGAGGATACACGATTCAGTTATTCACTGTCTAACCTGACAAAGACATTCCTGCCCGCAGATCCTGACACTCCAGACTTTCTGAAAATGAAAGCGATGGGCTTCAATGCTGGCACAAATGATCAGTACTGGATCGATCGTGGGACCCTTGACGTTATCATGACTGGCAAGCTTGTAGAGTTCTTGCTGACAAAAATCCAGCAACCTCAGATTGTTGGCCTGCTCACCGAGTTCCAATGCCTGGTACCGGTCGCAAATAGTTGGATTATGGGTATACGCATCGACCAGAAAATCTTGGCTCGTTTGCAACCAGAAATGGCGGGTCAGAAAGCAGAATTTGCCAAGCGCTTAGGCGTGGACGAGGGGCTATTCACGTCGCCCAAACGTCTCGGTCATAAGCTGTTTGTGGAATGGGGCTTGCCAATACAGTCTCGTACTCCTACTGGGGCTCCGGGTTGCTCTAAGGAGGACTTAATGTGGCTTCAATACAACCTGCTGAAAGAAGGTTCCGAGGATTACGCCGCTAAAGTCGGCATTATTCTTGAGGCGAAGGTCATCGCAACTGTGATGTCAAAGTATGTTAAGACCACGCATGAAGCGCTCTCTCATACGACTGATGGTTATATCTACGGCGCCCCTCGTATCTTTGGCACGTATTCAGGCCGATTTACCTACTCCAACACCACAAAATCCACCGATTTTGAAGACGATACTACATCGAAGTACAAGACTGGGATCGCGCTCCATCAAGTGCCTCGCAAGGCTAAGAACATTCGAGAAATGTTGATACCACCTGAAGGTTACTCTATTGGCGAACTCGATGCCTCTGGCCAAGAATCTAGACTAATGGCCTTGCGTAGCGGCGATGAGACTATGCTCAGGGTTTTCAAAGATGACATGAATTTCCACAGCATGACAGGCGCCAATATTATTGGCACAGATTATTGGGAATTCGAAGATGCTCGGAAAAAAGAACACGGAGCAGGTTATTATACTGAACAACGCCAATTAGGTAAACTAACAAACCTTTCCTGTAACTATCGTATCGGTGGCAAGGCGCTTAGTGAAAAGGCCTTTGTCAACTATGACACATACATGACCATAGAAACTGGCAACTTTCTTGTAGCTACATTCAAGCGCGCGTATCCAGGGGTGCCCAAGTATTGGGATGACGTTGTTTGGGAATGCAAGCAACAAGGTTATGCAGAAGTATACGGTGGCCGTAGATTCAAGTTATCAAAATGGGCCACAGATCGCTGGATGACAGAAAGCTCCGCCATTAATGTCCCTATTCAGGGGGCCGGGGCGAGTATGAAATCGATAGCGATTGGGGGGCTTGCAAAGAAAGTTCCGGAGTTCAGGTTTAGTATGGACATGCATGATGCCTCATTTGGATATATCAAAACCGAGAACGCAAAAGAGATTTTCGAGGCCGCTCAAGACTGTCTTAATAACATCGACTATGAACCATATTGGGGGTTTAAACCATCTATTCCGCTCCCATACGAAGGTGGTTATGGGTCCAGTTTTGGAGATGTGAAATGAATAGGGCTAACTATCCGAGTCAAGAATGGCTTAAATCAAGGTTTACGTATAACGACGGACATCTATACAGCTTGCAAACGCTGGAGCCTGTTAAAGAGTACGCAGGATCCACCACTAACAAATACAAATCAATTTTAATAGGCCAAAGCAATTTGTGTCTGCATAGACTTATTTACATATTTCATTTTGGAGACGGGTTCGATCAATTAGACATTGATCATATCAACAGAGACCATGCGGACAACAGGATTGAGAATTTAAGAGCTTGTACCAGATCTCTAAATTCCTGTAATGCGAAGCCAAGAATTGGTTGTAAATCAGGCGTAAGAGGTATCTCTACTAGAGCGTCTGGTAAGTGGGCCGTGATGGTTTGCGGTAAGTATTTAGGTCAGTTCGATACCCTGGCCTCAGCCATACGTATTAGAGAAGAGTACATTTCAACTAATGTAAAATAGGAACCAAAATGTCAGATAAAATTCGCATGGCCCTGAGCCACTCTCGTCTTTCAGATTTCAATCAGTGCCCTAAGAAGTTCTGGCATAAATACATAGATAAAACACCGTCGTTCAAGGAAGAGGGTACGTCCCCACACTTGGTGCGAGGGACGAATGTCCATAAGCAACTTGAGAACTACGTGGTCAAGGTGAACGCCGGTGAGCAAGGCATTCGCGCTAGCTCGTTGCCAGAAGTCGAGACTGGAAAAGCGCTGGCAGACTCACTGTTTAAGTCGTATTCAGCGGTGTTGCCTGAAGCCCAGGTGGCCATCAATGACCAGTGGAAACAAAGTGAGTGGTTTGGCAAGGATGCGTATTATCGTGCAATATATGACGTTATCTGCATTCGCCCAGAAGACGTGATGATCGTAGACTGGAAAACGGGAAAGTACGTCGAATATACGCCCGTCACGGGTTACGGTCAATTAGAGCTGTCTGCGGCGATCGCACTCAACCTCTGGCCTGAAGCCCAAGAAATTCACACAGTGTATGCGTACGTCGACCATCGCAAGACGATCAAGAAGACGTACACCCGGGCCGATGAGCCTCGTTTGGTAGAGTGGTTCAAGAAGGAGCACGACAAGGTAAATGCGGAAGAGAACTTCGACCCGAAGGCCAATGAGTTTTGCAGATTCTGCCCCGCCACCAAATTACAATGTCCGTACAGCAGAAAGTTGTAAAACATCAAAGTAGCTAAGTCTGGACTTAAAAGAGCGCTCTGAAATGCGCTCTGATCAGTTTATATAATAGCTACCAATAGCAATACCAAGGCTGACTTTTTATAACTTAAACCAGAGCGCTAGTTTAGAGCGCCCAGAGCGCAAAAGGTAGATATGGCTGAAACCGCAGAGGCGAAGGTAAAGGCCTTCATCAGAAAGTACATGTTTGAGAACTTCGAAGACATTTGGTACTATTCGCCTATGGCTGGCCAGTTCGGTAACACGGGAGTGCCTGATCACTTGTATTTATGGAAAGGTGTGTTTATTGTCATTGAGGCGAAGGCCGACGGTAATAGTCCTACGGCCTTACAGTGGAAACATCTAAGGCACATCGCTCGTCAAGGAGGTGTGGCCGCAGTGGTTACAGGCAAAGACATTGACAAGATGGTTAAAATACGAGATACGATATTAGCGAGAATTAAGGATGGAACTCAGACTCCCACTTGAGAAGTACTTATGGCCAATGAAGTTAGGGTTAAAGCCTTTTGCTCACCAGGTCGAAACTACAAAGTTTCTACTGATGAACTTGAGAGCGTTCAACTTTTCAGATCTTGGCACCGGAAAAACGATGGCATCGTTGTGGGCTGCGGACTTCCTGTTTTGTAATGACAAAATCAAGAAGGTTTTAATCGTATGCCCCTTATCAACTATGCAGTCGGTGTGGGCTCGTGAGATATTTACGAACATACCCCACAGACGTTCTGCCATCGCCCACGGAAGCAAATCATATAGAGAATCCGTGATAAATGGCAAGGCTGACTTTATCATTATCAACCACGATGGCGTAGTGATAATGGAGGACGAGATTATAAAGGCAAAGTTCGATCTGGTTATTATAGACGAACTGACCGCCTTCAAGAAGCATACGACCAATCGTAGTAAGGCAATGATTCGCATATGTCAGAGCGTAAAGGCTGTTCATGCACTGACTGGAGCTCCTACACCCAATGGACCCACTGAGGCATTCGGTCAAGCTAAAGTGGTGAATCCAAATAATCCATTTCTGCCCAAGTACTACACGGCATTCCGTAACTCCGTAGAGCAACAGGTTGACCCGTTCTTGTGGCTGCCAAAACCAGACGCGGTGAATATCGTCAATAAGATACTGCAACCAGCGATAAGGTTCGAGCGCGACAAGTGCCTCGATCTTCCACCTTGTCAGTACGAAGACATCGTCGTCGAATTCACAGAAGAGCAAAAGACTGTTTATGAGAAGATGAAAAAGGAACTCCTGGTGGAGTACCATGCGGGTGAGATAACGGCGGTTAATGCCGCGGTGAAAGCCATGAAGCTTTTACAGATCGCGTCTGGCAGTGTCAAGGATGATGCGGGCAATGCCTATAAGCTGGATAGCTCCACACGAGATGATGAGCTGTGGCGTATCTTCGAGGAAACAGGCAAGACTAAGCTTATTGTCTTCTGTGCGTTCCGGGCCAGCATTGAGCACCTGGTGGAATTCTTTCGCAGTAAAAAAGCGAAGGCCGAGTGCATCTATGGATCAGTAGACCACAAAGTGCGTGCGACACATATCAAGAACTTCCAGGATGGGGATTTGCAGGTTTTAGTCATACAGCCTCAGTCATCCGCGCATGGCATCACTCTGACTGCTGCTAATGTGATAGTATGGCACTCCTTGGTTCCCTCTGGAGAGATCTACGTCCAAGCAAATGGGCGTATCACCAGGGCGGGTCAGACTCGTAAACAGTTGATCATTCACCTTATAGGGTGCCAGGCAGAGAAGCGCATTTTGCAGATTGTGCAAAACAAAGAGTCTATGTCACATAGCGTCTTGGACATGTTCGTGGATCTTTGAATATAGATGTAGTTGGAGTTAAAAGCGCAGTATAATTAATTTCTACTTAATAAGGAATACGAAATGTTAGAAAAACCCACTTTCACTAGCATCGACGAGGCTATTAAGGCCTACGTTGACACCCGTGACCAGCTTCGTGCTCGTCAGCACGAATTCAAAATCGAAGAGGAGGGCCTGAAAACGGTCCTTGAGCAAATTTCAATGTGGCTGCGTGATAAGGCCGACGAGCTGGGTGTCGACAGCTTCAAATCAAACCAGTATGGAACAGCATTCCGTAGTGTCAAGACGAGTTATCGTGTTGCTACCGGTCAGTGGGATACATTCATTGGATGGATCATAGACACCGGCAATTTCCAGTGTCTTGAAAAGCGAGTCGCTAAGCTGGCCACCAAGGAAATTCATGACGCTACAGGTGTCATCCCGCCTGGTCTGGATTATGTTGCGGAAGTTGAAATGGACGTCCGTCGCCCTACAAAATCGTAAGATAGGTATCGGCCAGAACCTTAATCTGGCTTGGTTTAATAATGGAGAAATCCGAAATGACTGATAAAGCAACCGCAGTAGCGGTCCCGGAGTACCTTAAACAGTACATGTCGCAACCGAATGCGGAGGCTGACAGCCTAGCGTCCAGTAGCATCTCTATTCCTCGTGTCTCGCTCCGCGGACGGAAGTTCCGTCTGGTCGAAGGAGGCGAGGAAGTTCGCAAGCCGTCTGATGAGCTGAACGCGGTCATCTTGGCTGTTGAGCCTGGGGCTGGTCTTTTCATCAAGACCTACTACGAAGGTAATTACAACAGCGGTGACAGTTCGCCTCCGACCTGCGCCAGCTCTGACGGCATTGCGCCTGATGGCTGGGTGACGACGCCCCAGGGTAATCGTTGCGCATCTTGCCCCAAGAATCAGTTTGGCTCCGCCACCTCTCGCTCTGGTAAAAAGGCAAAGGCCTGCCGTGACAGCAAACGTGTCTGGCTTGCTCTGCCAGAAGACATCAACGGCACAGTGTATGCGATGGGCATACCGGTTACTTCGCTGAAGAACGTGTCTGAGTATGGTCGCCAGCTAAAGACCAACGGCTATCCTATCTCTGCAGTGGTCACAAAGATCACGATGGAAGATGCAGAGTTTCCTCAGCTTGAATTCGCTATGCTGGGCTTTTTGGATGAGAAAACAGGTAAATCAGCCATTGAGCGCAATGTGGCTCGTGACTGGAATATCGGTTCCGCGTCCAGTGCCCCGATGCTTGAGGATAGCACTCGTGAGAAGCCAAAAGCCCTGCCAACGGTGGCCCAAGCAACGAAGGTTGCAGATGCTTCAATCGCTGACACTCCTGCAAAAGGCGGCTCTGTCGACAACGTACTGGGTAACTGGTAATAATACGCCACAGGTATATGCCGTATAGCGGGGATCGTTCGTATGTACTCTAAGCATTCGGATACTATAGCAGACATTACCTGTGGCACCTTTGGAGCATATATGCACACTGCATTAGCACTTACGCTGGGCCATAATAGCTCGGCTGTCCTTATTCAGGATGGTCGAGTTATTTGTGGATACGAGCAAGAACGGTTCTCGACCGTTAAGTCAGATTCGCATTTCCCAAAAGATGCTATCAATGAAATCAACAAACGATTCCCACTGCCTGCAGATACAGCTATCTGCGTCGGTCACTGGTTTCTGGATCATGATCTGCCTGAGCCTAATAAGTACTGGGATCCTGATTTTCTTCGCCAGATGATGCCTGAATGTGAGATCTATTCGATAGACAAGGAATTTAGCCATCACGATAGCCATCTCGAAACAGCGATGGTATTCGCCGGCGACGATTTTGCAGATCCTTACACCGCATTTATCGTGGACGGTTTCGGATCATCCGGTGAATGCATGTCTATATATGAGGTGAGGGGTAAGAGCTATCGCTTACTCAAGCGCTGGTTTGGATTCGAGAAGTCACTGGGTATGCTTTACCAGTATGCCACCGCATTCCTGGGCATGAAGATGCATAACCACGAATACAAGATGCTGGCGTACGAGGTGCACCTCCATGCTCTGAGTTATGACGTGAACTACCTAAACACGCTGATTCGTGAAGACGCAGACCGCTGGCTTAAGCATATGTTTAAGGGCACGATCAATACAGCTACAGATGGACTGATCTCTCTGACGGCGCTGCCATCGATACAGGCGGATATTGATTCGCGTCTGCACGATGTGCTTCTGGAAATGGATGCAGGTGGTGCGAGTCTCCATGACAAGCGCTGCATCATCTCTTACTACGTGCAGCACCTGGTAGAGACGATCATGGTGACGATGTTCTACAATTTCGCGCCTCAGAATCTACTACTAGCCGGCGGGCTGTTCTACAACGTGAAGTTAAATAATGTGTTAGCCAAACTGACACCTGGAAAAACTTGCATTTTGCCACTTGCGGGCGATCAAGGTTGCGGCCTAGGTGTGTACAATCGCTACTTTGGCGATTTGGTATGGCCAGAACATCTATTCTGGGGGCATCGTGATTTGGATTTTATCTGTGACGATCCATACATGGTATCGTTCGATACGATGGAAGATGCCATGTTTGACATAGACAGGGAGTTGTCGACTGTCGGCTTTGTCAACATAGTGCGAGGTGCGATGGAATTCGGCCCACGTGCACTATGCAATACGACTACGCTGGCTATTCCGAGTCTTGATGTCGGGGCTACCATCAATCGTATTAATGACCGCACAAATGAGATGCCGTTCGCTCTTGTGATGAGCAAGGAGCAGGCGGACGACTTGTTTGTCGAGGTTGATCGCATCCATAAATCTCTGGGCTACATGATCTGCACTAGAGACTTCAAACCTGGAAAGGCTGAAAAACTTCTAGGGGGTGCTCATTACTACCCGGATCTTGCAGTGTATACATGCCGTCCACAGATTACAGATGATCCATATATTCTGGGATTGGTGAAGGTCTTCGGCCCTCTCATCAATACTAGTTACAACTATCACGGTGTTCCTATCGTGTTGGGCGAGGCTCAAATCAAGCATACCCACTCCATGCAGCGGTCTACAGCCTCGGACGTTGCTTTCAAAACCTTTATCATTCGGAACTAACATGCCTTCTTTTGCACACAAAGTCGTTGACTTCAACCAAACGGTTCTCAAAATCCAGCCCCGGATCCAATGCCCCCTGTCACAACCTGAGTTTGACATTACGGTCAAGGCCTTGAACGAAGAAGTTCAAGAGTTCATTCAGGCCTCAAAAGACGCAGATTACATCGGCCAAATCGACGCGCTGATCGACCTGCAGTACTTCGCCATGGGTGCACTGTATAAACTCGGCCTCACAGCGGATCAGATCAATCGCTGCTGCTACGCAGTGCATGACGCAAACATGACTAAAAAGCTTGGAATAAAAGCTAGTCGTGGTGATGGTTCTGCGGCTGACGCGATTAAGCCTACTGATTGGATTGCCCCAGAGCAGCGAATTGGTGAAATCTTAGAGAGTTAAGAATGGAATCGCTAGCCTTTAGCCCTAACTATACAGTGTCACGAGATGGTACTATAAAGCACGTGTTAGGATATACTTTGACTCCCTCTAAATCGGAATATCGAAGGGTTAGATTAAATGTTGAACATGGGTCGAAGATGTTCTTAGTGCATAGACTAGTGGCTAGCGCGTTTCTTGGTCTTGACGTATATGATTTATCTATTACCGTCGACCACATAAACGGCGACAAGCATGATAATCGAGTAGAGAACCTAAGACTGATGTCCGTCGCTGATAATGTCAGGGCGTACATTCAATCGACTAGATCTTCAGATTCTCTCACGCACAAACGATGTAGAAAGTGCAATGAGATAAAGGAAAATGTGGAATTTAATCTAAAACACGGCTCATTCGACGGACTGAGTAGTCACTGTAAAACCTGTATAAAGGCAAATCATGGCGATAATACTTGAGGGTATGGATAACTCCGGAAAATCCACATTAGCTCAAAAGTTCGGCCTGGAAGTAAAGCATCCAGGCCCTAGACCTAAAACCTGGGCAGAAGAAAATAACTGCTTGGAAGGCCAACTACGCGATTGCAGACTTAGTTTAGTCATGGATCGAGTCACTTGTATATCATCACAGGTATATACTCGAAAGCTGTTCGATAAGCGATATATGAACTATCTTGATAGGATGGTTTACACAACAGGCTGTGTCGTGATATATTGCCGGCCGCCCACAGACGTCATATTAGACATGTCTAATCATGAGGTTAAGCCGTACGATACGCCGAAGCATTTGAAGGATCTGGCAGAAAATGCTGAATCTTATTTAAAGGCTTATGATTTATTGTTCGCTAGTCTACCACACTTAGTGTATAATTACATTACACCAGATAAGTCCTTAATATCTAAGGCCTTAAATCTAGTGTCAGATCCTGAAAGGTGGAAGAAATGGATGAGTTAGCTAGGGGAAATGGGCGAGCGTTTTGGGAAATGTTCGACAGAACAATGACCCAAGGCGTTGAAGTCAAACCACGGGGTTTAGTCATTAAGGAAATTGAGGACTTGCAGTTGACTGTCAGTCCTATTTTTCCGTTTATGACATTTCGAAACCGTAACTACAATGTAGATTACTTCAAGAAGGAGATGATCTGGAAGTTATCAGCCAACAAGTACGATGTCACAATTAAACAGCACGCCAAGATGTGGGAGAGTGTGCAGAACCCAGATGGTACCTTTAATTCGCAGTACGGCCAATATTGGTTTGGTGAACAGAACGGGTTCTGGTTTGTAGTGCAAGAACTTACACGGGATCTGGATAGTCGACGTGCAGTGATCCCAATGTTAAGTAAGGAACACTTAAAGCCAGAGACCATTGACACAGTGTGTACAGAGTCTATCGGGTTCCGCGTCCGTAACGGTAAACTAAACATGTCTATCCACATGAGGTCTAGTGACCAGGTGTTCGGTCTAGGAACAGACATCCCCACCTTCGCATTTCTATATCGACTGGTTCTTGGCATGCTCCAGATGAACCATGAGAGTTTGGGCGTCGGCACGATGTGCCTTACAGCTATGTCAAGTCATATCTATGACCGTCACTTCAAGATGGTCACAGATATTCTTGACAACGGTACGGATAAGCTTGAAGCAGTGAATATGCCCTTCTGTACAGGCGCAGAAGCTATTAAGATCGTGGCTAGTCGCGGTAAAAACATGGCTGGAACGGGTCGTCTTGGGGAGTGGCTTGTATCATGAGACCGGACATCGATACGTACTTCATGTCTATGGCAGTCCTAGCATCTAGCCGTGCGTCTTGCAGTCGCCGTAAAGTAGGTTGCATCTTGACCAACACCCGGAACCATGTGCTAGCCACAGGTTACAATGGCCCTGCATCCGGCCAGCCTAACTGCAACGATCACCCCTGTGCAGGTTCTGGCCTGCCATCCGGCGAGGGCCTCAATCTGTGTGAGGCGATACATGCTGAGCAGAATGCATTGTTGCAATGCCGGGATGTTTGGGCTATCGATGTGGCGTACGTCACCGCATCTCCTTGTATTACCTGCACGAAGTTATTGCTGAACACGACGTGCCGTAAGGTAGTATTCCTCGAGGAGTATCCACACTCAGACGCGAAAGACTTGTGGAACAGAGCCGGACGCGAGTGGATTCAATTCACAAGAAAGGAGCTTCTACTTATACAAAATGTGTAGGTGGAGCACTCTGATAACGCTCTGACGCGCTCTGAAATAGTAAAACGTATGCTAATACATGCTACTAAAACAGAGCTGATCAGAGCGATTCCCATTACCAAAGGAAACGATATGGCGGAAACAGAAAAGACGGCCTTAGATGTGCAAGTTGCTGGGACTCACTACAAGAATAAACGGATTCAACCCGTCGAGTACATTGTTGCTAACAATCTCACCTTCTTGGAGGGCTGTGTGGTCAAGCGTATTACCCGTTGGCGTGATAAGCCTTCAAATAAGCGGTTCGAGGATTTGGAGAAAATCAAACATGAGATCGATCTCTTGATTCAGCTCGAAACGAAGTACACATCCGTATGAAATTCCTATATCGCATGAACGCTAACTGCCTCGGCTCTTGGCGTATTTGGAGTGAGGGAAGTACTATTCACATCGCGCACGCCACCGTACTAGGTGGCAGCGAAGTGTTCCACACGGAGTTAGTACCAGAGGGACTTGCCGGAAGATCCCTGTCCCAGCAGATCAGGTCACGTATTGATTCTCGTATCTCTCGTATGAGGGATCGTGGATACAAGGATACGGTTACTGAAGCGGAGCGTGACAGTAATAATCAGATGGGGTTACTTCGCCCGATGCTGGCACAGTCAATCGACAAGGTTTCTAACGTCGATTATGAGGGGGCGGTCTTGCAGAAGAAGCTAGACGGACACCGTTGTATGATCACTTGCGTACTCTAGACAGGGTAAGGAGATTTCTTCGATTACCCACATACTCGGAGCTTTACGGAATGTTCTACCTGAAGGCACTACTCTGGACGGTGAACTTTACCGTCACGGCCAACCTCTTCAAACGTTGGCTTCGTGGATTAAGCGGGCCCAAGATAATACTTTTCTGCTTAATTTTGTTTGCTATGATCTTGTGGCCATGGATGATTATGTGGAGCGTCACAAGGAACTAAGCGACTTAATTAAAGGCGTGGATACAGGGTGTGCAGGCAAAGTATTGGCGCTTCCATATACCCCCTACAGGGATAGACCTTCGATGTACGAGGAGATGCACAGGGTGCGAAGTGCAGGGTTCGAAGGTCTTATTCTCAGACTCGCCGGTAGGTCTTACGAGAGTGGCAAGCGTAGTTCTGGGCTGTTGAAGGTGAAGCACTTTCATGACTCAGAGTTCAAGTGCATTGGGGTGGAACCCAGCGCAGACGGTTGGGGCATCTGCAGGTGTATTACGGAGTCCGGACAGGTTTTTATGACTAGTGCCCCAGGTACCTTCGCAGAGAAATTAGAAGTTCTGCGAAACAAAGAGGACTACATTGGTCAAATGCTGACCGTGGAATACAGTACTCTTACATCCGATGGCATACCCTTTCACGCCAGCGCGAAAGGGTGGCGAGTAGATGTGTAATATAAAGCCAATACCTGGGTACGAAGATAGATACTCTGCTACAATAGATGGGCAGATTCTCAGTAACTATAATCACAGATTCATGACTTTGAAAATGTCTAACTGTGGATATAAAAAGATAACCCTCACCATTAAGGCAAAAGGGCGAGGTTTTACGGTTCATAGACTGATAGCCGCTGCATTCTTGGGTTTAGATTTGAATGATTCGAATATCCAGGTAGACCACATAGACGGTGATCGAACAAATAACGCTGTCAATAATCTGAGATTATGCACATGCAGAGAAAATCATGCGGCGAAGGTAGGAAGATTAGGCGTAAATAACGAAACCCATAGATTATGCTCTAAGTGTCGAAAGATACTGATTAAGGAGAAATTCAATGTGAATAGAAAAAATTTGGACGGCTTGCAGAGTTGGTGTAGAGACTGTAACATAGAAAGTAAGAAAGGGTTATTATGAAGCATGTGATGTTGGATTTGGAAACTTTTGGGACCGACGCTAACTCGGTCATCGTGGCGATTGGAGCCGTTCTTTTTGACTTTGAAGAGGACACGGTTTTTGAGACTTGGTACCAAGTTGTAGATGCTCGAAGCTGTGTGGACGCCGGGTTAGTGATGACTCCGGAAACGGTCATGTGGTGGCTTAAACAGAACGACGAGGCACGCGCTATGTTTAACGTTCAAGGCATGGATCTAAAAACTACCTTGCATCTTTTCGACTCCTGGATCAAAGAGCATGACCCAGTAGGGGTTTGGGGAAACGGTTCAGACTTTGACAATGTGCTTATGGCAAATGCCTGCAAGGCAGTAGGTCGCCCGTTGCCTTGGAAGTACTACAAGAACATGTGCTTCAGGACCATGAAGAACTTGTTTAAAGTCGAAATGAAACGTGATGGTATTCACCACAACGCCCTGCACGATGCGGTGCACCAAATGCGCCACCTTAAGGAAATCAATCGGGTTTACGCTCTGAACCTCAAATAGCGCTCTAAACTAGCGCTCTGGTTTAAGTTATAAAAAGTCAGCCTTGGTATTGCTATTGGTAGCTATTATATAAACTGATCAGAGCGCTATCCAGAGCGCTACTTTTAACATAGAAAGGACCGAAATGAGTTGCTCACCCGGCAAGTACACGAAAAGCAATATCTAAAGCCACAGGAGAAACACCATGAACCGCGCCTTACTCCAGCAAGCCTTGGATGCGATGACTACTTGCAGCTCGTATGTGTGCGGTGAAGGCGATGACGACAGCATCGAGAGATATGAGGCAGCAATCCAAGCCCTGCGCACCGAGCTTGCAAAACCAGATCCAGAGCCTGTTGCTTGGATTTATCAATATGACGAGGGCGACTTCTATGAAGAAGCCAGCATTGATAAAGAAAAGTGTGAGCGCTGGTGTGTTGGGTTTGAGGGCAAAGCTGTCCCACTTTTCACAAAGGAACAACTATGACACCAACAGACTACTGCAAAAAATGTGATGCGCCTCACGCGCCGATGATTGCAGTGACTATGAGATGCGGCCCGTGCTCTGTGAAAAACGGGCAATTGCCGCCTACAAAATTCAAGCCAAAGGAGCAACACTATGACACAGCCCGCAAAGATAGTTGGTGTGGCCGTAATTTATGCAGGGCTGATGTACCACCTACTTGCACCCAACCGCCACCATGATGTTATTCGCAGCATCCCAGGGGGTATCAATGGCCCACACAAAGAGGGATTCATTGGCGAAGATTATGAGTTTCTAAATCGTACACAAGCTATGGCCCGTGCTGAAGAAACAGGCCAACTCAAACGCAAGGCGGGTAAAGAGTTTTACCAAGGGCCAGAACTTTATTCGGAGGATTTATGGTGACACCTCGTAAACATCGCCATGCCGACATGATTCGGCAGTGGTTAGATGACGGCAGTTTGGAGGTTGAGAGGCAGACAGGTAGGGGAGACTGGCACGAAGAAAACACCTGCTATTGGCATGAAGACAGGCAGTACCGATTCAAACCAAAGATGATTCGCTGCGGTGCTCTTGAGTTTCCTGAGCCAATGCGGGTTGCACCTGCTGACAACACTATGTACTGGGTTACTTGCCCTTCTGGTTACATGAGTGTGGCCAATGTGGTTGTGTGGGACAGCAGTTACTTTGACAAACACATGCTGCGAATTGGAATGGCCCACACCACCCGAGCTGCCGCAGAAGCCCATGCCCATGCGCTTATTGCGCTGACGGAGGTGAAGGAATGACTATATTGGCAAATATGGTGACTATCGCTGTTGTCGAATCTCTACAAGATGAACTTGACGAACTGCGTGCCGAAAACAAGCGGCTGGCGTTAATCGTAATGGATCACGAAATGGCTGACTACAAGGGCGAGGTTGCGAAGTTGAAATCCGCCATCGAAGAACTGGTGGCTGATGCTGAATACGGGCGATCATCCGAGCGTGAGCGGTGCGCAAAGGTAGTCGAGCAAGACTTTTACCCGCCACCATGCTCGCAATATCAGGATCAGTACAACGCTGGTGTCATGGCACTGGCAAACAAGATAAGGAGTTTGGAATGACCATTAAGACGTGGCAGGAGAGATTTGCAGCGCATCCAATGGCGACAAGTGACGTAGCAAAATTGGCTGAGATTGAAGAGCTGCGTGCGAAGCTGGCAGAGTATGAGAAACGCCATCAGACTATCGGTAACGCTGGAACGGCCTGCGGTGAGTATGTCGAGCCAGAAAAATACAACCCCGCCCCTGTCTACACCAGCAACTGCATCCGGCACCCAGGTGCACCCCACGGCGTAGATGTGGACGCAAGCTGGCGAGCTGGTAAGACTGTGTGCATGTGCCAGAGTTGGACACCTGGGGAGGCATCATGACACCACATCAGGTAAAACTGCCCGCTGGCTGGACGATGCGGCCCTGCCAGTACGTTGCACAGGCTTCTGAAACGTGATCGGTTTTTTGACTTCGGCTTTTACATCAACCCCGTCCAAAAGCTTGCGCCTGAACTTGTCACGCAAATTGCGGACATCGGCCAAAGTCAAAAGCGGGTACGGCCCCAAAACCTCAGTACCCTCTTTGCCATACTGGCGGTAGGCGATGCGCCAAATCTTTGCGCCAGTAGGTGAAACCCAAAGGAAAAGCCCGCTGATTTTGCGAGGCTTGTCAGTGGCTGTAGCCTTGCGGCACAGGGTATCGGTTAGCTTGTTGATGGTCATTGCGGGTATCCGGTTGGGCGATTTGCCCCGATACCCGCTTGGATACCACTTTGAAACGTCGCGTAATGTCAAAAATATCGCGTTACGTCCGGCAATGTCCGGCGAAAATCAAGGCTAAGTCGTTGATTTTGCACCTAAACGGCTTGAAATATCCGGCAATATCCGGGTATTTCTTTTCATAACTGGCGGAAACGGAGGGATTCACTACATGAATAAAATCAACAGCTTACATTGATTGTCTGCAAAGATACCCGCAAAGATACCCGCTTTTATTTCACTTCGGCCATGCCTCTTGCCACAAAATCAATCAGCATCGTGCGCCACCTCGACAAGTCGTTTTGAACACTGAGTGAGTAGTTGACTGTGGGTAGCGAGCGTGGAGGTGCAGGCATCGAGACCGGCGCTGGCGGCCCGCACGGCGTCGGCGCTGGCGATGCGCAACCGGTCAAGCTCACTACGGCTGCGATCAACAACAGCAGCAAGAGCAGCAGTGCGGATACTCGCATCAGTCTGCGCCTTGCTGACTGCTGACGTAAGCCTATCAGCAGTCGCTCTGGCCGCCCGCTGGATGGCGATACGCTCGTTTGCCCGGTCAAGTCGTTCATTGGATAGCTCCAGTTGTGCCGCTGCAA